AAGTATTCATGATAAATTTTCAAAAGCATGTAATATTTCTATTACTACAAACGTAGGTCATAATTATTTTAAAGATGTAGAACAACATATCACTGATCTAACAACGCGTGAAGAAAAGATTAAAACCGGATGGGAATGGCTTGATACCAGATTAGGAGGAGGTTTCTTAGAGCAGGGTCGTAGTATGTATATATTTGCAGGCCCTACTAATGTAGGTAAATCTATATTTTTAAGTAATATAGCAAGTAATGCCGCCGCAGAAGATAAAAATGTTTTAGTTGTTTCTCTTGAAATGTCAGAAATGATTTACTGTAAAAGAATTACATCTAAACTTACTGGATTACCTATAAATCATTTAGATGATCATTTAGAGGAATTAAGAGAAAAAGTAGGTAAATTTAAAATGACTCATCCTAGAGCAAATATAATAATTAAAGAATTTGCTCCGAGTTCAATTACACCACTACAATTAGAAGGATTTATAAAAAAGTTAATAAATAAAAAATTTAAACCTGATATCATAGTACTTGATTATTTAAATCTTTTAGCAAGTACATATGGTAATAATTCATACGAACGTATTAAAAGTATTTCTGAACAAATAAGAGCAATGTCATATACTTTTGAATGTCCTATTGTATCCGCTACACAAGTAAATAGAACAGGATACGGAAACAATGCTAACGGTCCTGGGTTAGAGGCTATTGGAGAGAGCTATGGATTAGGAGCTACTGCAGATGTTATTGTAAGTATTTGGAGAACAGAAGAAGACGAGGAAGATAATGCACTTCATATGGGTATTATTAAAAACCGTTTTGGCTCTAATACAGGTAGCACTAGAGTTTCTATAGATTACAATACTCTTACTCTTACAGAAAATACAAGCCTCAATGTTAATGAAGATGTTAACACTGCGGAAAATGACGCTGTACAATTCGGAAGAGTAATGTAAATATTGGCAATGGCGAAGAATGAAATAATTTTTACTGATCTTGACCTCGACGGATGTTGTAGTTATTTAATTTATACATGGTTTAAACAAGTTAAACCAAAAGCTGTAACATTAAAAGTTTCTAACATACGCGAGAAATTATTAGGCTGGCTTAATTACAATAAAATTGAAGATTATAAAAGGGTATATTTCTTTGACTTGGACACTACAGAAGTTAAAGATTTAATAGATAAAAATAATGTACTTATTTTTGATCACCACAAATCCCATGAAGATGATTATTCATTTGCTAAAACATATATTGATGTAAACCAAACATCATGCAGTAAACATTTATATCAAATACTCAATCACATATATCCAAACATAAATCTAACTAACGAACAAAAAAAACTAATTACATTTGCTGATGATTATGATTGTTATGAATTAAAATATCCTGAAAGTAATAAATTAAATTTTTATCTTTGGTATAAAAATGGTGATAAATTACAAAATTTTATTAATGATTTTGAAAATGGATTTTTTGGTTTCACAAATGAACAAAATAAAATAATTAGTTATCATTTTTATAAATTTAAAAAAATGAGAGAAAGTATAGATTTGTTTAAAGCGAAACTTTCTATAGCAGGAAAACAATACAATTTTATTAGTACATTTGCCAATGAATATATTAATGACCTAGGTCAACATATAGTTGATACTTATGAATGTGATGTATGTATGATGATTAATTTAAAAAACAATAGAGTATATCTTCGTAGAAATAGAAATATAGACTTTAATTTAAGTAAATTTGCAAAAAAAATATGTGACGGAGGAGGTCATGAATATGCAGCCGGTGGTGTATTAAACGATAATGTACTAACTTTAAGTAAGCAATTTGAACCGTTAAATGGATGATCCATATACAATTTTAGAAAAAAAAGATAATATACATATATTTTTATCTTTATGTAGTTTTATTTCTATCTGTGAAAATAAAAAAATTAATCTTGCAAATGTGTTTTTATTAGTTCTCAAAGAAAATAGATATAGAGAGTTATTTAAAAAATTATTAGAATTGGATAGTAATTATGATTTAATCAAAATATTCTTACATCATGAACCATATTTATATAAAAGTAAATATATAACTAAATTTCTTAAAAAAAATTCTATAGACTTATGAGTACATTATCAGTGTTTGAAAAGAACATATATAATATGTATCTTAAAGCTGCTAGAAATAATAAAGGGTTCACTCCTCGAAAAGACTTTCAAAAATTAGATGATACAAAATATACTTTACTCAAAAAAATATCACATATTTTAAAAAACAAAAAAATAGAACCAACTATTTTTTTTGATGCACCATATAAATTATATTCAGAAAAATATATACCTCTTAATTTTTACAGTACATTCAATGCTATTTCTACATATAAGAAATACACAACAGAGATAGAATTAACAAACCCCGACCACCAGTTTAATATTAATAGACTAAGAAATAGCTTTAAATTTATTTACGATACATGTATTGAGCGTGAGTTAACAAGTTGCAATCAATATCTCGACACTCAGTCAGGAATATATCCTGATTTTATTTTAGATTTAAAACAAGGTGATATCACTTATTATTCTTTACTATCACTTAATATATCAGAAAAAAATATTAAGCTAGAAAAAAATATAGTTGAATTTGTATGTGATAGCTTTTATAATACTCTAAGTAGTTTGAGATCGAGATATACATTTTCGAAAAAAATCAAACCTTTGGGAATAAAATTAACTAATACTATAAATAAAATATTAAAAAGAAAATGACAACGAATATGTTTGAATCAATTAGAGGCGCGATGGCCAAGACCTCGCAACAGAATTCAACTAGCAATATTATGCGATTGAAGCCTGGTAACACATATGTATTACGACTTGTACCTTTTGTGAAAGATCCTAGTAAGACATTTTTTCACTATTACTCACATGGATGGGTTAGTGAGATGACAGGACAATTTCAAAGTGCAATTAGTCCACAAACATGGGGAGAAAGGGATCCTATTGCAGAGGCTCGATATAGGCTTTCCCGTACTGGCTCTGAAGAGGAGAAAGAAAAGGCGAGAGCTTTAAACCGTAAGGAAAATTGGCTCGTTAATGTTTATGTAGTAAAAGATCCAGATAATCCCGAGAATGAAGGTAAAGTGAAAATTCTCAGATTCGGTCGACAATTGCATAAAATTGTAATGGAGGCAATGGAAGGAGAAGATGCAGATGAATTCGGTGAAAGGATCTTTGATCTTTCGAAAGAAGGTTGTAGTTTTCGAGTTAAAGTTGAAGAGCAAGGCGGGTATCCGACATATGTAAGTTCTCGATTTGCTAGTCCTTCTCAAATCTCAGGAGTAACAGATAGTACTATTAAGGATGTTTACGATCAAACATTTGATTTAGAGAATGTTTTTCCTGTTAAAAGCTATGATGAACTGCAAACAATGCTCAATGAGCATTATCATGGAACGACAGATACTACTGAAAGCAGTGATCCTCAACCACCCGCAAATACATCAGTGGAAGAGGATGACTTAAATTTTGATGACTTAGAATCAACACCAAAAAATGATTCTAAATCATCTGCTATTGACGATGATAAAGTTAAAGAACTGCTTGATACATTAGAATAAAACATGGATCTCAACGAGGATGATACAGTAAAAATGTTTGTTCATCAAATGAACACTCACGCAAAATCTTTGAATAAAGATATTATTCAAAAAAGTGCAACAATGCAAAACATTCCAGTTGACAATAAAATATATGAAGCTCCTGAACCTGCGCATCAACCGCCACGACATCAACCACCACAGCAACTATATCAACAACCGACCGTGGTACCGCCACAAATGACTGGAGATCCCGCTCTATTAAATAACCTGATAGAGCGGGTATCTTCTGTTGAAAAACAAATCACTAAATTTATAAACTTAATTGAACGCCGAGTTGCAAAAAATGCAAAAGAAATTAATATACGAATCAAATTAGACAATGATTCTACCAATAAAGAATAAAGATAATTTTATTCAAAATTTTCTTAATCCCGTATCAAGATTAAACTCATCCGCAACGCTGAATGTATGCGATAATATATCAACTATTGTTCATAATAATTCTAATATTTTTCTTAAAGCAATATATGATATAAGCTGGGATGATCATCCAGAAGAAAGTACTATATGTCTACCAGATACAGTAAAATTAATTAAAATTTTATCGTGTTTAGATGAAGATAATATACATCTTAAAATAGAAAAAAATCATATAAAATACGATAGTAAATATAACAGATTTACATATCATTTATTTGATGATAGTCTAATTAATAGTAATCCTTTCGATTTTAACAAAATTAATAATATTACATTTGATACAAAATTTAAATTAACAAAAGAAAAAAATAGTACGATATTAAAAGCATTACCGTTTGTAACAGAATCTAGCAAAATATATATTAAAACTGAAAATACAAATGTATATGCTGAATTATCAGATAAAAAATTACAAAATGTAGACAGCTATACCACTCTATTAGCAGACTCTTATGATGGAGAGGATTTAGATTATGAGCTAATTTTAGATATAGAATTATTTAGACTCATATCTACATTGAATTTTAATAACGCAATTGTTAATATAAATAACCAATATAAAATGCTCATGGTGAAAATTAACATTGATAATAGTGACTTAACATTTGTTAGTACAAGTTATAAGAACTAATGAAAAATAAAGTTACCACGTGTGGGTATTTTATCAAACGATTAAGAGATAACGGATATACTGTAAATAGAATTTTTTCTGATTATACTTCTGAAGATCCGCGGCGGTGGACAATAATGATTAACCCGATAACAAATGCCTTATATATAACTTGTTATGTTAATTATGACTGGAGTGGAGATTCTAAGTTTGAGCTAAATGACGGCAATCACTTCAAAAACTTTCATTTAAGAACAGATAGTATGGAAGTTATTATGACTAAATTAATTGAAAAAGATATTACACCTAATGAAAAAAGTAATTCCTAACCATAAGAATTTTGATAATTTATTAAAATCTAGTATTAATGCCGCTGAGTCTGTTGAAATAGAAGAGCAAGATATGTCATTTATTAATGACTATTTAGCAGAACATTTAAAATCATTTATACTATTAGGATATGATCTTAAAGGAGAGAGTGTAGTAATTGTTTCTGGTAAAACACCTCAAGATTACGATGCTATAGAAACATTATTAAGACGAGTAGGAAATATAGAATTTTTTAAAGACGTACAAGAACAAAAAACAGATGAATAAGATAATTGTTTTAGGTAACGGTTACATTGGAAGTAAGGCATATAAGTATCTCTTTGATACTATCGGAAATATACATGACATAGTTCATTTATCAAATTACAAATATAATGCACCAGAAGGCTTAAAAGAAACATTATTCAATAACTTATTATCTGAATTTCGTGGTTCACAAGGTAAATGGATAGTTAATTGTGTCGGATATACTGGAAAACCAAATGTAGATGCTTGTGAAGAAAATAAACAAATATGTTGGGACTTAAACGTAACATTTCCTACTGTCTTAGCCCAATTCTGTAAGCAATACGGTATAAAAATTATTAATGTGAGTTCTGGATGTATATATAACGGTCCAGAGAATGTACTATATACAGAAAAAGATGATCCAAATTTTGGATTACTTAACTCTGATAGTAGTTGGTACAGTAAAACGAAACATGCAGCAGAACTATGCTTACAGAATTTCAATAACGTATATACTCTTCGAATAAGAATGCCTGTTTGTAATGATTTTAACGCATCAAAAAATTACTTATGTAAAATTTTAAAATATAATAATATTCTTAATGAAGTAAACTCTAAAACTGTTATTGAAGATTTACTTCTTGTAATTAATAAAATTATTAATATTGAAGATTTACCAGGTGGTATTTATAACTGTGTAAATCCTAAGCCTCTTTCAACAGCACAAGTTTGTGAAATCTTAGATAGACACGGACTATGGAATCCAAATTGGAAGTTTATTGATTATAATGAATTAAAACAACATATCGTTGCAAATAGATCTAATTGTATTTTATCAACAGATAAATTAAAAGTACACGGATTAGATATGCCACCAGAAAAAGAATCATTACTTAGAATATTAAGCGAAAAAGAAACATATGAAGAATAATATATTACTTCTTACATATCACAGTACGTCTGCAGGGTCAGATTATCATGAATTAATGATACATACTGGACCTCGTTTTACAAAATATGCGCATTTTAATAATTATGATTATAAACATGATGTAATTGATACCTCAGACCCAGGAATCTGTCGCCTACAAAAATTAAATGTAATTAATCAACAACTTCAATATGATTATCAATATATAATATATTCTGATATTGATATTTTTATTAAAGATACAACATATGATATTTTTAATGAATCACAAAATACACCTGGTCGTCGCTATCACTCACTACATAAAGATATAACTATATCTAAAGATTTTAATGGATTATGTGCAGGATTCATGATTGTAAAAAATACAAAATTTAGTAAACAATTTTTTAATACTTGCGAATTCTTAAAACCAACTACAATATCAGAATTACCGAAATCTCAACAGAGCCCGGGCGATCAAGAACTAATAAAACATTTATATTGTGAATATCCAAATGTTCGAAAAAACATAGATCCAGATTTAAGTGAAAAAATAGTATCAAATAATAGGTCTTCTGAACTGACCAAGAAAAAAAGTTTTGCGCATCATTTTTGGTGGCGAAATCGATCTCGTGACGCCATGAAGGATGCCATTATTTACATGGAAACTTATGAAAAATAAAAATATATTAGTAACAGGCGGTTTAGGATTTATAGGAAGTCATTTTGTTGAACTATTATATAAAAAATGTAAAAATTGCAAAATAACCATAGTAGATAGTTATAGTTATTGTGTATCACAAAACACTGAAGATTACCTATGGGATTTATATAAACATACTGCTGGTCATAGCAATAAACTAGATATAATCTATCAGAGCATCTCAGATTTTAAGCTTGGAAAACCTCGAGCAGTATATGATTATATTGTAAATTTTGCAGCGGAATCCCACGTAGATAATAGTATTAAAGCCGGTGATATTTTTATCGATAGTAATTATGTAGGTGTATATGAATTACTCAAACAACTACCAGACACCACAAGATTTCTTCAAGTAGGGACAGATGAAGTTTATGGTAGTCTACAATTTAATTCCTCACCAAGCGAAGAATACGATTTATTAGAACCATCATCTGTATATTCCGCAACAAAAGCTGGAGCAGATTTACTAGCACTATCTTTCCACAAAACATATAAAAAAGATATTATTATAACAAGATGTACAAATAATTTCGGACCTAGACAATATTCCGAAAAATTTATTCCAGTTATTGCTTACAAAGCTAATAATAATGAGCAAATTCCGGTATATGGAAAGGGTAATAACATACGTCAATGGATATATGTCAAAGACCATTGCGAAAAAATATATAACGTATTACTGCAAGGAGATGCAGGAAAGATATATAACCTTGCTCCTGACTCAGAATACCATTCAGAAATATCTAATATTGAAATTGTGGAGATAATTTTGACGATTTTGAAAAAACCTAAAAGGTTAATTAGCTATGTTGAAGATAGAAAAGGTCATGATCTTAGATATAGTTTAAGAGATTCAATGTATAGGGATATGATGATTCAAGCTGGTAAACAATTAGAATTTTCTGAAACTCAAAAAACATTTGCCGATGATTTAAGATACACTATAATGTGGTATATTGAAAATGAAAAATGGTGGGACAAATAATCTTATAATAGACGGTAACAATCTATTATATCGAATTTTCTGGACTAATAATTTTAAATTAGACGAAGCAAACAGTCCCGGACAAGTATTTCTATTTTTACGATCCTTAAAATCTTATGTAGATAAGTTTCAGCCAAAAGAAATTTATTGTACGTGGGATAAAAAACTAGAATGGCCTTCTACTAATTTCAGGAATGAAGTTATTACTGTAGAATATAAAGCAAATAGGGACGATGACAAATTTAAAAACGTACATGAGTACTCAGAAAAAATACAAGAAATTATTGCTTTATTAGGAGTACATAATATGTACCCGCTCAGAATGGAAGCCGATGATCTCATGGCATGGCTATCAACACATTTACCCGGAAAAAACGTTATAATAACTACTGATAAAGATCTATTACAAACAATATCTGCTGATACAAGAATTTATAGTCCTATTAAAAAGAAAGAAGTTACACTGCAAAATTTTGAAGAATATACAGGTGTATGTAAAGAACAATATTTGAACTATAGAGCAATTACAGGAGATAAATCTGACAATATTCCAGGAATCCCTAGATATGGATTAGCAAGGTTTAAAAAATTAGACTTAACGAAATTAACAGAAGAACAGCAAATTATTTATGAAAGAAATATAAAATTAATGGACTTGTCAACTGGTTATGATTATTATCCGGATGAAGTACCTGTATACGAAGAACAATTAAA